TACCGCACACTTACCTCTGTCACAACGGGTTTCAACAGCTCATCTGGCGTGACTGCGAATGCGTTCGATGGCGTGGGCGACAGCGTCTGTCAGCTCTCTACAAACACTGGCTACATCGGCATTGCGAACGGCACAGGAAACCCTGTCTACATCAGCACGGTCGGTATCCTGCCTGCGGTCTCTGGCTCTGTGACGATCACGATCGAGGCGTCTGAGGACGGTAGTACGTGGACGGCGATTGAATCACCGGGTGCGGTCACATGGACAGCGGGAACGTGGATCTACTATGAGCTCGATCCTTCGACCACAGTTCCCTACTGGCGCATCAAGCAGTCCGCTGGCGTGAACATGGGATTTCTTCAAGTGGTATTTGGGACGATGCCAATGGCGATCCCAATGGCACGCATGAACCGTGACGATTACTCAAACCTGCCGAATCGTTCGTTCACCTCTGAGCGTCCGCTACAGTTCTGGTTCAATCGCACAATCAATCAGCCGATCATGAATCTTTGGCCCGTGCCGAACAGCATACAGCCGCAGCTTGAGATCTGGGTGAGCCGATACATTCAGGATGTTGGTCAGCTTAATGGTCAGCTAGAGATACCACAGCGGTGGTACATGGCGATCCAGAATGGCTTGGCGCATCAGATGTCGTTGGAGTTGCCCGGCGTCGACGCAGCGAGAATCGCATACCTTGAAAATCAATGGGAGAAGCACTTTGCTCTGGCGGAGTCTGAGGAGCGTGATAAGTCGCCGATTTATCTGGTCTCAAATATCTCTGCGTACACGAGATAATCGTGGCAAGGTTTCTTAACACCCTCGGAAATAGCACGCTGAGTGTCTTTATCTGCGACCGATGCAAGATGAAGAGACCGTACAGTAACATGCGACCCGATGGTAATATTCCTGCGATAAAGGTGTGTAGCGAGAGCTGCTCTGACCAGTTTGATCCGTATCGGTTGCCAGCAAGACAGCCAGAGAAAATTACTATTCGATTCCCACGCCCAGACATAGATATTGCGGAAAACCATGATGCGATCATCACTGAGACGCTTGGTAATAGCCCGATATCACCTGAGCAGGGCAATACGCCCAATGACGGCAACCTTAACAATTTGAGTCCATAATATGGCTGACATCCGCATCTCGCAATTGCCCGTAGCTCCCTCGCCTATCGACGGCACTGAGCTCGTACCCGTTGTACAGAACGGCTTGACGGTGCAGACGACCGTCTCTGCGATTACGCAAAGCCCATCGCTTACAGCGACGTTCCTGACAGTGAATCAGCAGCCATTGCTGCCAAATAGCCGTGCTTTGTCGGCAGGTACTGGGATTGGCATTACGGATGGCGGCGCACAGAGCACGTACAACCTATCTCTGAATGGAACAAGCGGATCACTGGAAGGGGCTTCCACTGGCGTTATTGTCAAGAGCGCAGCAAACACGATCGTGTCTCGCACGCTCACGGCGAGCGGCAACGGCATCAGCGTTACAAACGGCAGCGGAGTATCTGGCAACCCAACATTCCAACTGACTGGCTTAGCAGCGGCTATCGCCAACATGAGCGGCACGGGTCTTATCGGATTAAATAGCACGACCTTGACCCCTTTGACGATTGTCGGCACAGCAAACCAGATCAGCGTATTGGATGGTAATGGCGCATCGGGCAATCCTACGCTCAGTATTGCGAATAATGCGATATTCCCCGGCAACGCAGGCGTTACACTGCCAAACGGCACAACAGGTCAGCGTGGCGTTGTTCAGGGGCAGATCCGATACAACACAGACACGAGCCGTTTTGAGGGCTTGTACAGCACTGGCTGGCAGGCGTTTGGAGTCGGCGACGGTTCTGTGACCTCTGTCAGCGGCACGACAGATCAAATTAATGTGTCAAACGTCGGTGGGATTGCTACTGTCAGCTTGTCACCTGATCCAGTAATACCGGGCAGCGGTGCGGTTCAGATCCCTTCAGGCACGACCGCCGCACGCCCTGCCTCACCCGTTAATGGTGACTTGCGATACAACACCCAGACGGCTACCTTTGAAGGCTACGCAAACGGCGCATGGGGCGCAATCGTTACAGGTTCTGGTGTTACCTCAGTTGGGACTGGAACGGGTCTCACAGGTGGTCCTATCACCTCGACAGGCACAATCTCGATCGCCAATACGACAGTCACTGCGGCGGCATACGGCTCAGCGACTCAAGTACCGACCTACACAGTGAATGCACAGGGTCAACTGACTGCTGCGGCAAACGTCTCTATCGCAATCCCCTCCTCTGCTATCACAGATAAGGGTCTTGCTAATGGAATCGCTACGCTTGATTCTGGCGGAAAAGTACCAGTAAGCGAGCTCCCTGCGGCTGTTTTGGGGGCTCTGAGCTACCAAGGAACGTGGAACGCATCGACCAACACGCCGACTCTGACTTCTAGCGTTGGAGTAAAAGGCTATTACTACGTCGTGTCGGTAGCAGGATCTACAAACCTTGACGGTGTAACGGATTGGCAGATTGGTGACTGGGCTGTCTATAACGGCACGGCATGGCAGAAGGTCGATAACACTGATTCCGTAACAAGCGTCAACGGATACACTGGGGCGGTTGTTCTTGCTGCATCCGATGTCGGTGCTCCGACAACAAGCGGCACAGGAGCCACTGGCACTTGGGCGATTGCCATCTCAGGTAACGCAGCGACAGCGACGACTTCTACAAATATCGCAGGCGGAGCGGCAGGATCTCTTCCTTATCAGTCAGCGGCAAGCACTACGGCGATGCTTGCTGCGGGGACAGAAGGCTATATTCTTCAAATAAATTCTGGTCTACCTTCATGGCAGGCGGATGCGGCGAGAGTATCATCGATTAGCTTCGCTAGTACAGGTCTGACTCCAGCAACGGCTACAAGCGGCGCTGTGACTGTCGGTGGTACGTTGGTTGCGGCTAATGGCGGCACAGGTCAGTCTTCGTACACAACTGGCGACCTTCTGTATGCAAGCGGAACGGCAGCACTCTCCAAACTCGGTGTTGGAACAGACGGCTATCTATTGACGGTATCTGGCGGCGTTCCGACATGGCAAGCTGCACCTGCTACAGGTGTGACATCGTTCTCGGCAGGAACAACAGGATTGACTCCAAGCACTGGAACGACTGGCGCTGTCACGTTATCAGGCACTCTGGCGGTCGCTAATGGCGGAACAAACGGCACAGCCACACCGACCGCAGGCACAGTCGCCTACGGGACAGGCACGGCATACGCATTTACTTCCGCAGGAACATCTGGTCAGGTGTTGCAATCAAACGGCTCTAGTGCGCCGACTTGGGTAACACCTGCTGGTGGCGTGACGCTCTCGAACGACACATCGACAGCCACAAACCTGTACCCAACATTCGCATCGGCGACAACTGGCTCGGTATCGACAATCTTCACAGGCGACGCCAAACTGTTGTACAAGCCGAGCACTGGAGAGTTTCAGTCGACCGCTTTAGTGGCATCAAACGGTATCGTGGTTAACTCAGCTACGGTATCAGCGAATTACACAATACCTAGTGGATCAAACGCTGTCTCAGGCGGTCCAGTCTCAGTGGCAGGTGGCGTGACGGTAACGGTATCAGCAGGTTCCGTGTGGACTGTGGTTTAAAGGATAACTATGTCAGGTCAAATTAAACTCAAAGCTGCGTCATTAGGTGGGGACATTACGCTCACGCCTACAGATACAGCTTCAAACCTTGTTGTAACGATTCCTGCGGTCACCGCAACTCTGTTAAACAACCAAAGCAACATTGAAACGCAATCTAAAACTGCGTTAAACGCTTCTGGTTCAGCACCAATCTACGCTTGTCGTGCTTGGGTCAACTTTAACGGTACGGGTACAGTAGCAATAAGAGCTAGTGGGAACGTGTCTAGCATTACAGATAATGGGACAGGAAGATTTACCGTTAATTTAACAACAGCAATGTCAGACGCAAACTATGCAGCATTAATAAGTTCTATACGCAGAACATTCATAAACACAGCCGATGCTGGTATAAGTACGTCGTCTTTCACCGTTGCCTCAGATGATAGTTCAGGTAATGCTGTTGACGTTACACAGTACTATGCAGCCATTTTCCGCTAGGAGTAATAAATGAACCGAATCATATACAACCAAGACAACGGCGTAGTCGCTGTTATTGTGCCAACACCAGAAGCTCTTGAGCAGCATGGCATTCAAGCTATTGCAATTAAAGACGTTCCTGCTGGCAAACCATTTAAGCTAGTTGACGCTGCTGAAATCCCATCTGACCGCACAGACCGTGACGCTTGGACAGTAGACGATGCAGAACTAACAGACGGTATTGGTGGAGAAAGCAATGAGTTTAATTAAAACAGACGCAGCTAAGTTGTCTGTTGTCCAAGCCGAAAAACGTATTGCAGAACTCAAGAAGCTGCTTGCCGACACAGATTACGTTGCTCTGTCGGACTATGACCAAGACAAGCCAGAGGTTAAAATTCAGAGACAGGCGTGGCGTGATGAAATTCGCCAGTTACAAGGAGCAGCGTAATGGCTGTTACGATCAGTGGTACAAGTGGGTACGTAGATAACGCAGGTAATGTGCGTCAGATCCCCCAGTCTGGCTCTGCCAAGACGACAAGCTACACCCTGACAACAGACGATGTGGGGGAGTTTATTCAGGTTGGTTCTGGCGGATCAGTCACTATCCCTGATGCTACATTTGCGGCGGGTGATGCGGTGTCCATATTTAATAACACGACTGGCAACATCACAATCACCTGCACGATCACGACTGCCTATATCGGCGGTACGGACACAGACAAGGCTACAGTCACACTGGCTACTCGTGGCGTGGCAACCATCCTATTCATCAGCGGTACGGTCTGTGTGATTAGCGGAAACGTAACATGAGCTTAATGCAGATGCTGCTGGGCGCTGTACAGAGCGGGTATAACCTACAAAGGTCTGTTCGCCTACGGTCAAGTGCGAGTGCTTATTTGAATCGGACTCCTGCTAGTGCGGGGAATCGTAAAACATGGACTTGGAGCGGATGGGTTAAGCGTGGGACACTAGGAAGTGAAGCGGTGCTGTTTTCTGCTGGCGCAACAAGCAATGACTTGACGTTCATCCTTTTTAGTTCTGCGGATAAGATTGATGTTTTAAACAATATTTCGGGGACTACGGTTCTTCGCAAAGTAACAACTGCGGTATACAGGGACGCATCTGCTTGGTATCACCTTGTAGTTTCGGTTGACACAACTAACGCTACGGCTAGTAACCGAGTCAGTATCTATGTCAACGGCACACAAATCACAGCTTTTTCTACCTCTGTAGACCCATCGTTAAATCAAGATACTCAGGTTGATTCTACAAACATACATACGTTGGGGCGGCTATCATCATCTGCAACGTCATATTTTGACGGCTACATGACCGAAGTCAATTTCATTGACGGTCAAGCCCTTACCCCCGCATCCTTCGGCTCAACCAACGCACTCACAGGCGTATGGCAACCCGCACCCTACACAGGCACATACGGCACAAACGGGTTCTATCTCAAGTTCACCGATAACTCTACCGCTGCGGCTCTTGGTACAGACTTCTCAGGCAACAGCAACACATGGACGGTTAACAACATCAGCGTAACAGCGGGTGTAACGTATGACTCCATGACGGATGTGCCTACGCTTACGAGTGCTACGGCGGCTAACTTTGCTGTACTAAATCCGTTAGATAAAGATTCTGCCATTAGCGTCTTGAACGGTAATATGGATGTGTCAACTACATCAGCAAGTTTAGGACAAGTTCGCTCTAGTTTTGGCATGAGTTCTGGAAAATGGTATTGGGAATTTACTTGTGGCTCAAGCGGAAACCAAGACCTTGCGGGTATTGTGAAACCTAACGCAACTATTACAAATTACGTTGGCGCAGACGCAAACGGCTGGGGTTATTACGGAAACAATGGTCAAAAATACAACAACGGAAGCGGTGCAGCTTACGGGGCATCGTACACATTAAACGATGTTATAGGTGTTGCTTTTGACGCTGATGCAGGGACATTGGTCTTTTATAAAAACAATACAAGTCAAGGCACAGCATTTTCGGGTTTGACATCAGGCCCATATTTTGCGGCGCACTCTGACGGTTCGGCTGGAGCAACTACTTACGCATATTACAACTTCGGTCAACGCCCATTCACCTACACGCCCCCAACAGGCTTTGTTGCGCTCAATACGTTTAACCTTGCTGCAAGCACGATTGTGAAGGGCAATACGGTGATGGATGCTACGATTTGGTCAGGCGATGGGACAAGCCCTAAAGCTCAAACAAATGCCGCTGGATTTCAACCTGACTTGGTTTGGATTAAAAACAGAAGCGTTGCGTACTCGCATAACTTATTTGACTCTGTAAGAGGTTCAGGAACAGCCCGTAGCTTGCAATCGGATAATACTAATAGTGAAGCAACAAACGCATCAAATACGGCTTTGTATGGATACTTGTCTGCTTTTAACTCAAATGGATTTAGTACAACAAATGGTACAGACCCGACATCCTCATCTATCTGGGTAAATGCTTCTGGTCAAAATTATGTCGGCTGGCAATGGAAAGCAGGCGGCGCAGCAGTCACCAACACATCAGGATCAATTAGCGCACAGGTAAGCGCAAACCCTACTGCTGGGTTTAGTGTGGTGACGTATACGGGTACGGGTGCTAATGCCACGGTTGGGCATGGGTTGGGTGTTGCGCCTAAGATGATTATTGTTAAACAAAGAAACGGCACATTTACTTGGCGGGTTTATCACGCTTCTTTAGCAAACACTCAGGTCTTGTTTCTAAGTGCTACAGACGCTGCAACAACAGAAACAACCGCATGGAATAGCACAACTCCTGCATCTTCTGTGTTTAGTGTCGGAACAAGCAATGGAACAAACGGAAGCACCAACACTTACGTTGCCTACTGCTGGTCAGAAATTGATGGGTTTAGCAAGTTTGGGTCGTATACGGGTAATGGATCGACTGATGGTGTTTTTGTGTACCTTGGATTTAAGCCAAAGTTTGTGTTAATTAAATCTACATCTTTGGCTCAAAATTGGACAATTTACGACACTTCACGCAGCCTATACAATGCAGCCGATTTGTTGTTGTTCCCAATGTCTTCAACTGCCGAAATACTAGATACAGGTCAATCAATTGATTTGGTGTCTAACGGATTTAAAATTAGAAATTCAAATGCAAATGAAAACACAAACGGCGCAACATACATATACATGGCATTTGCCGAAAACCCTTTCAAAAACGCACTTGCGAGATAATTATGTTTGCAATTATTAAAGACAACGCTTTTGAACGGTTTTTGCCTGAAGGTATTGCTTTCAAAATCGGCAATACTGTGTACGCTCAAGACTGGCTCAATCTGTCTACTCCAGCAGAGAAGGCTGCACTCGGCATTGTGGATGTTGTGTACGCACAGCGTCCTGATGACAAGTATTACTGGGTGACAGAATTACCGCCAACATACAACGCTGAAACCAAACAGGTAGATGTTGCATACACATCTATCGCTAAAGACCTAGCAGGGTGCGTAAAACAGGCTGTAGACGCAATCAACGCACAAGCCTATAGCATTCTATTGCCAACCGATTGGATGGCTGTAAAGGCGTTTGAAACAGGCTCTGTCGTGGCAGAAGATTGGGCTGCATGGCGTCAAGAGATTCGTGTGCAGGCTGCACAGGCTATTGCAGCGATTGAGGCTTGTTTGGATGTTGAGGCGTTAGCTGCGCTTCCATCGGTAGAATGGGCGCACGATCCTAATTGGGTAGAGCCAATTACGGAGGCTGTGGAGTGAGCCATTTAAATTTGTGTATTTATTATTTGTTAGGATAAATCATGTCACTCGATGTTCAAGGCACTGATTACGTAAAGATCCCTGTTGGAACAACGGCGCAACGTCCTGTTACTCCTTCTGCGGGAATGATGCGCTTTAATACAACTACCGGACTACCTGAATGGTATTACCCCACAACAGGCGTGTGGGTTGCATTTAACGCCACACCAGCATAAGGTCAATCATGGCACTAGAGGTTCAAGGCACAGAATACTTTAAGATGCCCGTAGGCACTACGGCAGAGCGTCCTGCAAGTCCGACAGACGGGATGATTCGCTATAACACCACGATTAATAGACCTGAGTGGTACAGTGCAGCCAATTCTTCATGGCTTGTATTTAGTCATCAGTTCACATATAACGTAGATTATTTAGTCATCGCAGGCGGTGGTGGCGGCGGTCCGGTTTCAACAGGTCCCGGCGGTGGAGGAGGTGCGGGTGGGTATTTAACAGGAACATTAGCCTTAACCCCCGCCACAACCTACACGGTCACCATCGGGGGCGGTGGGGCGTCTAGCACCCAAGGATCAAATTCTACTGCACTTGGTCTAACGTCTATTGGCGGTGGTAGAGGTGGTTTCGGGTCAAACAGCGGGGGTATTGGCACAGGAGGTAATGGAGGGTCTGGAGGTGGTGCAGGATATAACAACTCATCTGCCGGAACAGCCACAGCAGGACAAGGAAATAACGGAAGCTCTAGCACACTGACAACCGGAGGCGGTGGAGGTGCGGGGGCGGTCGGTAGTCGACCAAACGGAGGTGCAGGCGCTGCGTCTTCAATTACAGGTACATCTGTTACAAGAGCTGGTGGTGGCGGCGGTGGTGGTGGTGACAACGGAGCAGCAGGGTCAGGTGGTGCAGGCGGCGGTGGTGGTGGAGGTTTTAGCACAGCGGGTTCTGCGGGTACTGCGAATACTGGCGGTGGTGGCGGTGGTGCTGGCTACGTATTTCCAAGCAGCAATCCCGGCGGAGGCGCAGGTGGTTCGGGTGTTGTAATTCTTTCAGTTCCTACCGCAAACTATTCTGGCATTACAACAGGTTCACCTGTAGTAACTACAAGCGGCAGTAATACAATTATGCAATTCAATTCTAGCGGGAGTTATACAGCATGAGCCATTTCGCAAAAGTCGTTGCAGGTAAAGTTACAGAGGTTATTGTTGCCGAGCAGGAGTTTGTCGATACTTTACCCGGTCAATGGATACAGACTTCGTACAATACCTACGGCAATCAGCACCCTGAAAACCGTCCTTTGCGTGGCAACTTTGCTGGCATTGGCTACACCTACGATGCGGTAAATGACGTGTTTATTCCGCCGCAACCATTTCCGTCATGGGTTTTAAATAGCTCTTGGCTATGGGAAGCCCCAGTACCTATGCCGCAAGACGGCAAAAGGTATGGCTGGGATGAAGCTACAACGTCATGGGTAGAGTTACCCATAATAGAAGAATGAACTAAAATACTCAAGACGCAAAGCGTTTAAATAAGGATAAGTTATGGCACAAGCAGGATTTACCCCAATTCGTTTATACAGCTCAACAACTCCTGCGAGTACGCCGAGCGCAGCTAATATTACAAACAGCGCCGAAGGATCTGAGCTTGCCATCAACGTGGCTGACGGCAAATTGTTCTATAAAGACGGATCTAGTGTTGTTCAGGTTATTGCCACTAAAGATGCGGCAGCAGGGACATTTACAAATGCAACCCTCACCACACCGACAATTACAAATGCATTAATCACTGGGATCAGAGAGACTATTACTGTTTCAGCAACGGCAGCGACTGGCACGATTAACTTTGATACGTTGACTCAGGCTGTGCTGTATTACACAACGAATGCATCAGGCAACTGGACGCTGAACGTGCGTGGAAATAGCGGTACAACATTAGATAGCGTCATGGCTACGGGTCAGTCATTGAGTATTACGTTCATGGTTACGCAGGGCGGCACGGCTTATTACAACAACGTCTTGACTATTGATGGCAGTGCGGTAACTCCTAAGTGGCAGGGCGGTACAGCCCCAACGTCTGGTAATACAAGCAGTATCGATGTTTACACATACGCCATTGTTAAGACAGCCAGTGCGACATTTACTGTGTTTGCCTCACAAACCAAGTTCGCATAAAGGACGATTATGCCTCGTCTATCAAGAATCGGATCGGCTGCGACTGGTGCTTTTGGTTTTACCTCCGTCGGCGTTCTGCCCCCTTATAGCATCGATTACCTCATCGTGGCAGGCGGAGGAGGCGGCGGAAACGGCGGCGGTGGCGCTGGTGGTTACCTTACGTCTAGCTCAACTGTTTCTTCTGGTACTGCTTATACGGTAACAGTCGGTGCTGGTGGTGCGGTCAACACGCAAGGTGCAAGCTCACTTATTTCTTCTATTGCTACAGCCACAGGCGGCGGTGCAGGTGCTGGTTTAAATGCTACTGGTGGTGTTGGCGGTTCTGGTGGTGGCGGCTCATACAACACTGGCTCAGGAAATCCATTATCTGGAGGCGCTGGTACTGCTGGGCAAGGTAACGCTGGTGGTTTTGGCTACGCTTTACCAAACGAAGGCGGTGGCGGCGGTGGTGCGGGTGCAGGGGGCGATAACGGAAACGCAGGCGGTAAAGGTGGCGATGGTTTGCAATCATCAATTAACGGTACATCCACCTACAGAGCTGGAGGCGGTGGCGGCGGTAATAACAACACCACACTTAGCGGTTCTGGCGGTGCGGGAGGCTTAGGCGGTGGCGGTAATGCAGGCCCTAACTACAACGACAACGGCACAGCAGGAACAGCAAATACAGGTGGTGGCGGTGGTGGTGCAAACACTAACTTTGCGTCTGCTGCGGCTGGTGGATCAGGTATTGTTATTCTTCGTTACCTTGGCGTACAACGAGGAACTGGCGGTACTGTAACGTCATCTGGTGGTTACACCATCCATACCTTCACTAGCTCATCAACCTACAACGCATGATAAACGTCAAGGACTACGGCGCTGTCGGCAATGGTTTATCCGACGATTCTGCGGCTTTACAGGCAGCGCTTAGCACTGGGCAGCACGTTTATATCCCTACGGGTGATTACCTCATCAATAGCCCACTGACGTTTACTCAGGCGGGTCAGATGATTTCTGGCGATGGACGCACACAGTCACGCCTATTGATCAACTCAACATTCAACATCGCAGCGCAAGGCGTGCTGATCTTTGCCTGTGGCGAAGAAGGTCCGCAACTCCAAGACTTCGGTATGGTGTTTGCGCAGCCCGACACAAGCGACTGGTCTCAGCTTACTCAGTACCCTGTCGCTATATACGCCGTAAACACCCCACGATTCACCATTGAAAGCCTAAAGATCACAAAAGGCATCAACGGCATCGACATGACAGGAAACTGTGGCGGTGCGTTCATCGAGCTGTTGGAGATGTCAGTCTTTGGTACAGGCATCACGATAGATGGCTCGCTCGATACCGTCAGGGTCAATGAGTTCCACTTCTGGTGCTTTGACATGACGCAGGGGCAGACTGGGATATTCTTTGGTGTTGCAAAAGCGATGGATGTTGGGCGTGTAGATAGCCTGATCATCCATGAGTTTTTAAATATCTCTAGCCTTGGTCTGAACCTTCGCAGCGGCGCTACGGGTGACCCTTGGGTCTATATGTCCGACTCAGGATTTGATACCTTCAATGGCATCAGGATGTCGGCAGGATCCTTGCAGATTGCAAACTCCTACATCACCTTGGCAGGAACTCCTACATTAAGGGGCGTACACCAAACTGGTGGAAACCTACAGTTTGCAAACTGCTACTTCGCAAGCGCTCAGACTCAGCCGTTCATGCTCATGGAGAACATGTCTGATGGCTCGTTGCAGATCGACAATTGCAACTTTAATTGCGCAGGAAGCGCACAGTTCTCCGTAGGTGGGAACATGAGCAACAACTCAATCCAAGTCTCCAACTGTAAGTTCCAAGCTCAGACCAGCGCATTTCAGTTGCTTGGTGCGGCAGACGGAACGAACGTAATTCACCTCTCAAACAACATCATTGAAACCGCACCGATCCAATACAACCAACCCATCGTGCTAGTGACAGGCAGCAATCGGGTGTACATGACAGGCAATCGGGTCAATGACGGCAGCGGTGCGTTTATTTACATTACAAACGACAACCCGAATTGGGTGAGCGGAAACATTGGGCATGGGTGGACATACGTGTTCCCATCTGCAAAAATTGGGTTTTACCAAAATAACATCTGAGGCAAGAATGGATTGGCAAATAATCATCAACATTGGGGCAGGAACACTACTCGCAGTCGGTGGGTGGTTTGCCCGTCAGCTTTGGGATTCTGTAAAAGAACTCCGTAAGGAGATGTCAGATATGCGGCTTCATGTTTCTGATATTTACGTTAAGAAGTCTGAGGTCGATGGCTTTCGAGCGGACATGGACAAGAGGTTTGACCGGATTGAGATGCTGCTAGACCGTCTGTTTGAAAAGATGGACAGCAAGGCAGATAAATAATGGTTGCGGCTAAAAAGGTTGTTGCTAAAAAAGCACCCATTAGAAAAGCACCTGTCACACGTGCTAAGCCCGTCCAAAAACAGAATATGATAGACGCAATATTAGACCTCATTAAGTGGGTAGATAACCCATTTAAACTTGTTTCCGTCATCCTGCTGTCAACTATATTTTTCTTGGGCTATCTGACTTGGGACAGCCGACAGGTCATTCTGGCAGCAATCAGTAGCAACAGCTCAATGCCGCAACTAAAGACACATGACGAGCTTTTGCCATTGGCAAGCAGGCTGGTCAAAGATGTAAACGCTGTTGGTATCGTCGTAAACAAAGTAAACCTTGCTACCAACAGCCGGACTACAGTTCTAGCTATTGCCAACGGTGAGCGCAACCATAAGCTAGAGGGTGTGACTGTGTCGTTGTTTAATGAGTCACCCGCACGAAACGCTGACGTTGTTTCTATGCTGAACAATGAAATAGCCTGTAAGCCGTTTGAGTCATCAAGCCCTGTTGGTGAGTGGGCAAAGTCGGTAGGTGTAACGTATATGTGCCGTGGATCAATACCAAACGAAATGGGCAGGTTTGCAGGATACATTGCAGTGGGATTTAAAGCAGAACCATCAGACCTTACATCTATTAAAACCCGCATTATTCTAGCCGCATCGGAGATGGACAAATGAACTGGATCAAAGAGAAGTGGGCGCAACTTGTCGAATGGTTTAAGGGGCTAAAATTATGATCCTCGACATCTTAGGTATTGGCTCAAAGATCATTGATAAGATATTTCCTGACGCAAACGCTGCGGAAGCTGCAAAGCTCAAGCTGTTAGAGCTTCAGCAGTCTGGTCAACTTGCACAACTCAATGCAGATATGCAAGAGCAGCAGGAGCTTACCAAGCGCCATACGTCCGACATGAGTAGCGACAGTTGGCTATCAAAGAATATCCGCCCTATGACCCTCCTAATCATTCTGGCGGGGTATTTCACCTTTGCCTTGATGAGCGCCTTTGATCTGGAGACCCACAAGCAGTACGTGGAGCTCCTAGGTCAGTGGGGGATCATCATAATGAGCTTCTATTTTGGTGGCAGGACTGTTGAAAAAGTAGCCGACATGGTCGAGCGGCGCAAAACAAAGGAAATTGAAAATGCTGGTAAGTAAGGAAATGCTCCTAACGATCACAACGCCTGAGCTCGCTGAGAAGTGGGCAGACGCCCTCAATGAGACCTGCGAGCGCTTTGCGATCGATTCCCCCTTCCGTATCGCTGGATTCCTGAGCAATACTGCGCACGAGTCGGGTGGCTTCAAGTTCGTCAAAGAGAACCTTAATTACTCCGCTGCGAGCTTGATGCGGGTCTGGTCTAGTCGCTTCCCCTCGATTGAGGTGGCTCAAGCATACGCAATGCAGCCAGAGAAGATTGCCAACAAGGTGTACTCCAGCCGCATGGGTAATGGCGACGAAGCCTCTGGTGACGGTTGGAAGTACATTGGACGGGGTTTGATTCAGCTCACAGGCAAGAATAATTACGTTGCCTACTCGATGGCTTGTGACAACGAGGCATTGACTAAACCTGAGATTGTCGAGCAGCCAAAGTACGCCGCCGAGTCCGCAGGATGGTTCTGGGATGTCAATAAGCTCAACACGCTCGCCGACGCTCAGGACATTCAAGGCATGTGTAAACGTATTAATGGCGGATTTAATGGCTTAGATGACCGCCAAATGAAGTATTCGAAGATCATGGACTATTTCAATCAGCGGCAATAGAGGGTAAAATGGCAAACAAGGCGCTTTGTGATAAATCGCAGACAAATTCCATACAGGAAGCGCTATGACGACCTCATTTACCCTTACCTACGATAATCTTGTCAATACGGTCAAGCAATATCTTGAGCGTAGTGACGCATCTGTCGTCGAAAGAATCCCCACATTTATTACTTTGGCTGAGTTCGAGATTGCTCAGCAGGTCAAGACGCTTGGTCAAATTCAAGTCGTCCAAGCCAACATGAACGTGGGCAACCCTGTCATACAAAAGCCTGCACGTTGGCGCAAGACGGTCTCAATGACGCTGAACAATGGCACGCAAAAGAGCCCCGTATTCTTGCGCAAGTTTGAGTACTTACAGTCATACAACAACGAAGGCTCGACAGGTCTGCCAATTTATTACGGCGACTATGACTACGACCACTGGCTGGTCGCTCCGACGCCTGATGATGACTACCAGTTCGAGGTTCTGTACTACGAGCGTCTGGCTCCGTTATCGTCAGAAAATCAGACAAACTGGATCACCAATAACGCCCCGAATGCGATGCTCTTTGGCACGCTCCTTCAGGCTGTGATCTACCTAAAAGATGATCAGCGCCAGATCTTCCAACAAAAGTACGACATGGCGATGGCAGCGCTCAAGGCTGAAGACGTTACCCGCATCGGTGACCGATCCGCTGTCGCAGTGGATTCGTAAGAGGAAAATATGTCATATATCAACCCATTTACAGGTCAAACTCTCTCTCCTTCAATGGTAGGATACGAAGAGTTTACGATCTCTGCTGATTTAGAACTTGCTTGGCCCGTAAACGGCAATGACACTAACGTGGTCGCATCGATCATCGAGGTGACTGCCACGGTCGCAAGCCTGAACTTGGTGATGCCATCGGCGCAGCAAGTCTCGACTGGTCAAAGCGTCCTGATCCGTAACATCGGCGCAAACGCATTTACGGTTACAGACTTCTCTGGCAATACGATCGTATCGATCGCCTCTGGGATTGCTGAGTACATCTATGTGACCGATAACACCACCGATGACGGCACTTGGGAGGCGTTTACGTTTGGCGCAGGAACATCAGCCGCTAACGCTGCAACCCTTGCTGGCTACGGCTTAAAAGCGATCAGTACCACGCTGAATCAAAACTATACAGAGGCATCTCTGTTTTCTGACACGGTCTTAAATAACACAAACCGTGCTCAGTTCTTGGTTTGGGCTACTGGCGTGGGGACTATAACCCTGCCAACAGCCGCATCAGTCGAGAACGGTTGGTTCGTCATGATCCGCAACGGCGGCTCAGGTATTGTTACCTTGACCCCAAGTGGCGTAGACACGATCGACACAAACGCCACCCAGCAACTTCAGTTGACTGAGTCGCTTGTCATCGTCTCTAATGGAACAAACGGCTATAGCACATTTGCATACGGTCGCAGCAACACGTTTGCAAATGTGCTATAG